AAGACGCCACGTATAGCAGCTCCCGACTTGCGTGCACCTCCCCATACGTTTTCGGCCCTCCTGGAGGCTCTGGTGGCGATTCCCACGCCGTCCGGTCTGGGCCCGTCCGGTGAACTTCTGTGGCGTGACATCAGCGGGAAGTACGGTCTGCGGGCTGACGAGCTGCGGGTGCTCGAGGATGCGGCCCGCGAGGCCGATCTGATCTCGACGCTGGATGCGGGCATGGCCGGCCAGGACCTGCTGGTGCGTGGTTCGCAGGGTCAGATGGTCATCAACCCGCTGATCTCCGAGTTGCGCCAGCATCGGTCGACGTTGGCGTCTCTGCTCCGTCAGTTGAAGCTGCCGGACGAGTCGGTTTCGGCCGAGGCTCGGTCGACGGCGGCGCGGGCTGCGGCGAATGCTCGCTGGTCCCGTCGTGGCGCTTAGCCTCGCAGTCAAGGTCGACACCGCGGAGTCTGAGTTCGCGGAGATCATCGGCTGGTATCGGGATCTGATCGACCGGACTACTCCGCCGGTCGATCTGGCTTGGAAGCCGGTGTTGATCGGGCCGACGTGGCAGTGGCGTGATGGCTGGGTGCTGCCTGAGTTCACGTTGGGCTGGCGGGTGCTGGCCTGGTGTGGGGTGTGGTTGCGGGACAAGCACGGTAAGCCGTGGCAGTTCACTCCTGAGCAGGCCCGGTTCGTGCTGTGGTACTTCGCCATCGATCCCGAGTCGGGCGACTTTCTGTACCACTCGGCGGTGTTGCAACGGCTCAAGGGTTGGGGCAAGGACCCGCTGGCTGCGTGCTTGGCGGTGGCCGGCATGTTCGCGGAGGTCACGTTCGACCATTGGGACGGCGACATCCCGGTGGGCCGGGATGAGCCGAACGCCTGGGTGCAGATCGTCGCGGTCTCGCTGGACCAGACGAAGAACACAATGAAGTTGATGCCGTCGCTGATCTCTGCGGAGGCGCGGCGCCACTACGGCATCCAGGTCGGCAAGGAAAACATCTACGGCCTCGGTGACAGCCGCGCGATCCACGCCGTGACGTCGTCGCCGCTGTCTCTTGAGGGTCCGCGGCCGACGCTGGTGGTCCGCAATGAGACGCAGAACTGGCTATCGTCTAATGGCGGGCACGAGATGGCCGGGACGATCGAAGGTAACGCCGCGAAGTCCGAGAACGGCATGTCGCGGATGCTGGACATCTGCAACGCCTACCGGCCGGCTGAGGATTCAGTGGCCGAACGGGTGCGCGCCGCATGGGAGGCGACGCAGGGCGAGGCGCCGGAGGCTTACGAGTTCGGGTTGATGTACGACTCGCTCGAGGCCCCCCCGGAGGCGCCTCTGACCGCTGAGGCCGCACCGTCAGTGGTGGAGTCGATCCGCGGTGACGCCTACTGGCTGTCGACGAAACGGATCACGGCTTCCATCCTGAACACCGCGAACGCGGCGAGTGAGTCGCGGCGCAAGTGGTACAACCAGATCACCGCCGCCGAGGATGCCCGGTTCGATCCGAATCAGGTGAAGGCGTGCGCGGTTCCCGATGCCCTCGAGCCCGGCGACGAAATCGCTCTGTTCGGGGACGGATCGAAGTCCGATGACGCGACCGGGATTACCGCCACTCGTATCTCGGATGGCCTGACACAGACCATTCACGTCCAGCAGCCCAAGAAGGGTCAGATCGTCGACCGAGCCGCTGTCGACTACGCGGTTACTCAGGCGTTCGACACCTACAAGGTGGTCGCGTTCTGGTTCGACCCGTCACACGCCAAGGATGGCAACGCTGAGGGCGACGAGTCGTTCTGGCAGCCGCTGTGTGATGAGTGGATGTCTCGCTACGGCCGGCGGCTCAAGTTCTGGGCGACAAAGACGGGCGATCGGCTCCATGCGGTCGCGTGGGATATGTCGACCCCTTCGCATCAGGCGACATTCGTGCCGGCCGTCGAGCGGCTTGACACCGACATTCAGGCTGGCGAGTTCCACTTCTACCAAGCGGGGCCGTCGTCATGGCTACAGCGCCACCTGATAAATGCCCGGCGTGCTCCGAACAAGTACGGAGTGTCGCTGCGGAAGGACAACCGGGAGTCGGCGAAGAAGATCGACCTTGCCGTCTGTGCGGCAGGGTCCCGAATGCTCTGGCGAATCGTTCAGCTCTCGCGGGTCAAGAAGTCGGGACTGCCGGGTCGGGGGCGAGTGATCGCCCTGGAGTGATTCCGGGCGCCGTAACCCTCGCCAACGTCTCCCCCGTCCTGTTGCCGCCCAACGTCATATGAGGGGAGCCCCGTGACTGCACCCGGCGTCTCCCTGCTGCCCGCCTTTGCGGGGTCGATGCTGCCCCCGCCGTCAGTGCAGGGGCTGTCCGATTACGAGCAGCGTATGGTTGCCGGCCTGTCGACCAAGCTGGTTTTCCTCTCGACGGCGATGCGGGTGCGGAACGCCTACTACAACGGCGAGCAGCGGTTGCAGGATCTGGGCATCTCCATCCCGCCGCAGTTGGCCGGAGTCCGCACGGTGGTGGACTGGCCGCGAATCTGTATTGACCCGCTGGTGCAGCGGTGCGTGGTCGACGGCTTCCGCATGCCGGGCGCGACCGATGTGGACGAGGAGTTTCAGCAGCACTGGGAGGCCAACGACCTGTCGGCCGAGTTCCCACTGTGCGCGCTGGACGCTCTGGTGTTTGGTCGGGGCTACTTGATCGTCGGTTCACCTGATGAGCCCGGTGACAGTCCGCTGGTGACGGTGGAGTCGCCGCTGAACCTGTCGATGACGTGGGACCCGCGTACCCGGAAGCCGACCGCCGCTTATCAGGCGTTCGAGGTGGATGGCATCTACCGGGCGGTCCTGTACCTGCCGGACGAGACGATCTCGATGTCCCGGGAGGACATGAACGGCGGCTCCTGGTCGATCGATGATCGGGACCAGCACAACTTCGGTGAAGTGCCGGTGGTCCGGCTGACGAACCGTCAGCGTTCAGGTGACCGTGAGGGCCGCTCGGAGATCACGCCCGCGGTGATGAACACGACCGACTCTGCGTGCCGGTCGCTGCTGGGCATGGAGATCGCCCGCGAGTTTTACAGCATTCCGCACCGCTACATCCTGGGCGCGCAGGAGTCGGACTTCCAGAATGCCGACGGCACCGCCAAGACGGCGTTGCAGCTGTCGATGAGCAAGTTCCTCGCGTTCGAGCGCGACGAGGAGGGCAACGTTCCGCAGGTCGGGCAGTTCACCGCGTTCGATCCGGCTGTGTTCACCCGCATCATCGACGAGCACGCGCAGTTGATGGCCTCGTACACAGGTTTCCCGCCGCACTACTTCGGGCTTGTGTCGACGGCGAACCCAGCGTCGGCGGATGCGATCAAGGTGTCGGAGAACGGGCTGGTGAAGCGCGCCGAGATGGTGCAGGACCAGTTCTCTGGGCCGCTAGAGCAGGTGATGCGCCTCGTGTGGCGGTTCGCCAACGACGGCCAGAAGCCCCCAGCCGAGATGCAGCGCCTGGAGACCGATTGGGAGCCGGCGGGCACCCTGACCGTGACCGGCATCAGTGACGCCATGTTCAAGCAGGCCCAGATGGGTGCTGTCCCGGCGACGTCGGACGTCGTACTCAAGCGCCTCGGCTACTCGGCCGTGGAGCGTGCCCGCCTCGAGGTGGATCGCAAGGTCGACGGTGGCGCTTCGGTGCTGGCTGAACTCGCATCGAGCCTTGGGGCGAAGGAGGCGCGGGTCGACATGTCCATCGCTCACGACATCAACCCGGCTGCGGCGAAGGCTGCTCCGGCCGTGAACCCGGCGACCGGCGCGGCGACGGTGACACCGAGTGTCCAGCCCCCAGCAGCCCCCGCCTGATCCGCAGGCGGCGCAGGCTGGCCTGGCGATCCTCGTCGGTCTGGCAATCGCAAAGCTGTGGCCGTCGCTAGACCTGCTCCACCTCCGCGAGGCGCTGCCGGCGTTCAAGGCGGCGGTCGTGCAGGAGGTGCAGCGACACGCGCAGGTGTCGGCGACATTGGCGGTGCGCCAGTACCGGCAGCAGCGGGTGTCCGCGGGCGTCGGTTCGGGGTTCACCCCAGTCCCGGCCGATCCGCCGACCGTGGAGCAGGTCGCACAGGCTGTGGATTGGGCTGTGCAGCCGCTGTGGAACTCCAACGTGCAGGCGCTGGCGAAGGGCCTGCCGGAGGCCGAGCCGACCGAGACGCTGCCATCAGCGGGCTCAGCCATCGCTGATGCGAAGGCTCGCCTGGCTGCTGCCACTGAACAGCAGGTACTCGATGCGGGCCGGGACACGATCGTCGAGAACGTCCAGGCCGATCGGAAGGCGAAGGGCTGGGCGAGAGTCCCCGAGCCGGGCGCCTGTTCGTTCTGCCTGATGCTTGCGACCCGCGGCGCCGTCTACAAGGCGGACACCGTCGACTTCAAGTCGCACGACAACTGCCGGTGCCATGTGGAGCCGGTTTTCACCGCTTACGAGCCTTCCGCTGCCGTTCGACAGGCGCAGGCGCTCTGGGCGACATCTACGCGCGGCAAGTCCGGGAAAGCGGCTCGGATCGCTTTCCGGCAGGCCGTAGAGGGCCGCACGGCCCCTAGCAAGTAGCTCCGCCCCGGCCGCACGGCCAAATCCCGCACCACCCACTCCGCACGGAGGTCTGACCCATGCCCGAAACCGCCCCAGAAGCCACCACGGCACCCACCGAGCCCGAGGCGCCTGCACAGGCGACCGAGCCCGACTGGAAGGCCGAGGCCCGCAAGTGGGAGCAGCGCGCCAAGGACAACAAGAAGGCCCTCGACGAAGCCAAGCCGGTCCTCGACCAGTGGAAGCAGCTTGAGGAAGCCTCCAAGACCGAACTCCAGCGAGCGCAGGAAGAACTGACCCGCTGGCAGACCGAGGCGGGCACCTGGCGCACCGCCGCAGTTTCGTCACGGGTCGAAACTCTCGCCGCATCTGACTTCGCGGACCCCTCCGATGCCCTCGCAGGCATCGGCGACCCCGCCAAGTACCTCGACGCGGGCGGACAGATCAACGAGGACGCCATCAAGGCCGACCTCGCAGCACTGCTCGACAAGAAACCCCACTGGCGTCGCGCCGCCGATCAGGCGCCCGCGACCCCTCGCGTACCAGCCCCCAACCCCGCACAGGGGTCGGGGGTGAACGGCAAATCAGCAGCCAACCCGGCGGCTGAGTTCGGGGCCCTCGTCCAAGGGCTCCTCAAGTAACCCACTCGAAAGGGGCCCTCGATGGCCACCCAGCTCAACGCCGTCAGCAGCACTCTGCTGCCGCCGACCATCACGGGCCCGATCTTCGCCAAGGCCAGTGAGCAGTCCGCCGTCATGTCCCTCGCCCGGCGCGTCCCGCTGTCCGTGTCGGCCGCCACTGCGATCCCTGTCCCGATGGACATCCCCACCGCCGGGTGGGTCTCAGAGGGTGGCGTCAAGCCCGCCGCGCAGGAGGCCATCGGCGTCAAGGTGATGACCGGCAAGAAGGTCGCACTCCTCGTCCCGGTGTCGCAGGAAGTGGTCATGACCAACCCTGCCGGCCTCTACGACCAGCTCCAGCAGGACCTGCCCACGGCCATCGCCCGCGCCTTCGACCAGGCCGCGATCAACGGCAAGGACCTGCGCTCCGGTGGCGCCGGCCCGTTCTCCGACTACCTGGCGCAGACCCCCAACAGCGTCGCCCTCGGGACTGCCGCTGCGAGTGCCGGTGGCATCTACGCCGACATCGTGAACGGCGAGGGCAAGGTGCTGGACCGCAACTACGACTTCAGCGGCTTCGTCGCCGACCCGCGCTTCCAGATCGACGCCAAGCTCTCCGTCGACACCGTGGGCCGCCCGATCCTGGTCGGTCAGGACAGCAGCGCGCTCACCTCTGGCGCCCGGGTTGGCTCGCTCGACGGCTACCCGATCGCCTACAGCAAGGGCGTGTCCGGTCGGTACTGGCGCTCGGGTGACGCCACGCAGACCGCCACGATCAACGGCACCCCGACGGGCGGCACGTTCACCCTGTCCTCGGGCGGTAACACCACGGCCCCCATCGCTTACAACGCCGCCGCTGCCACCATCCAGTCAGCGGTTCAGGCGTTCGGCGGGATCTACTCGGGCGTGACCGTGACGGGCTCTGGTCCGTTCACGATCACCTTCCCGAACGCCACGTCGAACGTGCAGGCTGCCGCCGCTCCGTTCGCCGCGAACGGCTCCGGCCTGACCGGTGGGTCCAACCCGCCT